GCCGGACGGGTCGATCTTGACCGCCGAGGTACTGCCCGCCCATGAGGTCCAGGTCTACAAGGATGACCGAGGCCGCATCCGGTATGGGTACAAGGGTGACGAGTACACACCGACCCAGATCGTGCACGCTAAGTTCGTGCCGGTTCCTGGCCGCAAGCGGGGCCTGGGACCTATCGAGGCGGGCACCCCAGAGTTGCGCGGCGCAATGGACCTACGCGACTACACCTCAAACATCTTCCGCGACGATGACGTACCTAGTGGCGTGCTCTCAACGGACCAGCAACTCAACGGTGAGGATGCCCAGGAATACAAGACACGCTGGGTCGATACCGCTGACGGTAAGGTGCGCGTGCTCGGCCACGGCCTGAACTACACGCCGATCATCATGACCCCGAAGGTCGCCCAGTACGTCGAAACCCGCCAACTCACCGTCTTGGATGTGGCCCGCCTGCTCGGTGTGCCCGCCTCGCTGATGCTTGCAGCGGTCGAAGGCTCTGGCATGACCTATCAGAACGTCGAGCAGGAATGGATCGGCTTCACCCGGTTCACGCTCATGGCCTACCTCAAACCGATTGAGGACCTGCTGACGGACCTGGTGCCTGGCACCCAGGAAGTGCGCTTCAACGTCGAAGCCCTCCTACGCTCTGACACCAAGACCAGGTACGAGACGTACAAACTCGCGCTGGATGGTGGGTGGATGCACCCAGACGAGCCACGCGACATCGAGCACATGCCACCGCGCACCGACCTACCCGCCCCGAAGGAAACCCATGTCAACGAAACTGCTTGAACGCTCCCTGTTGATCCGTGAGTTCAACGAGGAAACCCGTGAATTCACCGGCTTGGCCGTCCCGTACGAGTCGCCCACCGTGATCAATGACTGGTGGATGGCCACCGAGTACGAGGAATCCTTTGCGCGTGGCGCAGTCCAGGACTCCGAGGGCGCAAAGATTTTCTGGCAACACCGCGAATCCATCGGCAAAGTCATCTCCGCCCGCGACACCGACGAGGGCTGGGAGATCACCGGCTACCTGTCGCGCACGGCTCGTGGCGATGAAGCCTACACCCTCCTGCGTGACGGCGTAATCGAACATCTCTCGGTTCGGTTCAAGTCCCTTGAGCACACCGAGGTTCCGGCCACCAAGGACCAACTGACCCAGATTATCCGCACCAAGGTTCTCGTGCGCGAAGTGTCCCTCGTGGACTTCCCCGCCTACGAGGGCGCAACTGTCAGTGCCGTTCGCTCACAATCCGCACCACCCACCACCACCGAAATGGAGAACACACGCATGGACCCCGAAACCCTCGCCCCGCTGCATGAAGCAATCGAAGACCTCAAGCGCGGTCAAACCCTGCTGACCCAGCAAATCGACACCGCCAGCGCAACCGATGTTGCGCCACTATCCCAGTTCCGCAGCGCTGGTGAGTTCCTCAAGGCCGCTATCGCACCAGACGGTGACGAAGCCCGCGCCGAGTACACCGAAATGATGGCTCGCGCCTATGAGGGCGCTACCACCGATAACTCGATCCTCCTGCCGACCTGGGTAGGCGACCTGACCCGTCTGATCGACACCCCGGACCCGCTCAACGGCATCTTCTCCACCGGCGCGCTACCCGCCCAGGGAATGAGGCTGGAATACGGTCAACTCGAATCCGATTCGAGCGCCGTGGACGAGCAGGAAAACGAAGGCGACGACCTCACCTATGGTGAAATCGCGCTGACCACCGAGACTGCCGACATCAAGACCTACGGTGGATACACCGAACTGACGCGCCAGACCATTGAGCGCTCCAACGTGAACTACCTCGACCACGCGTTGCGTGCCCTCGCGCTGGCCGCAGCGCGCCGCAAGATCACCAACAAGCGCGCCCAGTACGCTAACGCGGTCGCCGCCCAGATCACCGCAGGCAACACCGTGGATGCTGGCGCAGGAACCTACGTGGACTGGGTAGGTGCTCTGGTAGACGGCGCGGAAAAGTTCGTGGACCTGGGTCTGGCCCTGGAACACCTCGTGGTCTCCAAAGGCATCTTCAAGGAACTGGCCGCGCTCACGGATACCGCAGGTCGCCCGCTGCTGACCGTCCGCAACGACGGCACCAACAGCGTGGGAACTTTGAACCCGACCGGACTGTCTGCGAACCTTGCCGGGGTTGAGGTGCGCGTCAACCTCAAGCAGGCCGCACCAGGTGCAGCGCTGACCAACCGCCTCGCCCTGCGCGAGTACTCCAGCCCCGTTGTCTCGCTCCAAGACGAGAACATCATCAACCTGTCCAAGGCGTTCTCGCTGTACTTCTACGCAGCGTTCGCCCACGAAATCCCCGGCGCTATCGTGCCGGTCACCCTCGACTAATGGCACTGCCCACAGTCGATCAGTTTCGCGCCTACATCGGGGACCAAGTGACCGATTCCGCGGTGCTCCAAGGGCACCTGGACGCAGCGCGGGACCTGGTGGACAAGTTCGTAGGACAAAACCAGGTGCCTGACCCGGTCATGGATCAGGCCTACCTGGAAACGGCCTCGAAACTCTCGGCCCGCCGTATCGCGACACCAGCCGCCTATGGCGGGATCACCGAGGGTGGGGCGGGTATCCCGGCCCCGCTCGATCCGATGATCACCACCTATCCGCTGCTACGGCGATGGGTACCGGCGTTCTGATGAAACTGACCTCAACGCGCCGTACCACCGCCCAGGTGATCGAGGACGAAACCACGATCCACACCCACGCGATGCTCCCACCCGCACTACGCCCACCGTGCGCGATCCTCGTGCCCGGTGACCCCTACGTCAGTGACGGGATGGTGTTCACCAAAGCGCTGATCACCTACGAACTGCGCCTCGTGGCACCGCAGACGCAGCAACCCGAAACCGCCCTCGATCAGCTCGAACAGATGGCGGAAACCGTGTTCGAGCACCTGGGCGATGACTACCGCCTCGCGCTCGGTGGCATCTCTGAACCCTATTCCCTGGTCATCGGGGGAGCCACCAGTTTTCCTGCCGTCTCCATCGGTGTGACGGTCGAAATCGACAGATAGAAAGGGCCGTACATCATGGCTGAATCAACCCGCATCAAGGGTAAATACCTCCTGATGAAACTGGGCACGCCCGGCACTGATTACAAGTGCGACGTGACCAGTTGGACGCTTGCACCAGGTGACCCAGACACCGACACCGTCACCTACTGCAACCCAGACGGTGAGACCCCGTGGACACTGTCTATGACCGCGATCCAGTCCACTGACACCGAATCGTTTTGGACCTACGCGTGGGAACAGTCCGGCGAAACTGTGCCGTTCACTGCCGCGCCGTGGGGTAACGCTGAACCTACCGATGACCAGCCGCACTTCATCGGCATGGTCAAGATCGGTCGCAAGCCCTCTATCGGTGGTGAAGCAGGCTCGCAGACCACTCACACGTTCGAGTTGGAGTGGGAAGTGGAAAGCGAACCGACCAAGGTCGGCGCTACCACCGAACCGTAATGTCTGACGCGTTCACTCTCGCAGCCGGTGACGGGGTACAAGTCCGCGTCACCGGCCTGCGCGACACCCTACGCGCCATGTCGCGTGCTGGCGCTGCTGCCGAGGACATGAAGGAAGTCATGCACTCACTCGGCATGATCGTGGTCCACGCGGCCCGCCCACCCACACGCTCCGGCGCTCTGGCGGGCACGATCCGTGCATCGAAGACCAAAACCAAAGCCGTGGTACGGGCCGGATACGCGTCCGTCCCCTATGCGGGGGTCATCCACTACGGGTGGCCTGCCCGCAACATCCCTGCAAACCCGTTCCTCGACCAAGCCCGCGCCGAGCAGATGCCCCGCATCCTGCGCGAGTTCGAAGCGGCCCTGATCGACATTCTTGACAAGGAAAAACTGACATGACACAGCCTCAGAAGATCAAGTTCTCACAACTCACCCTGGGTGAACTGTCCGTCCTGGAAAAGCAGGGCGGCTTTGACCTGGGCAACATCGGGGATTCGTTCACCTCCGCGCAAATGGCCGCACTGGCCTACATCTTGACCAAGCGGTTCGTGAACTCCCGGTTCACCTGGAACGAAGCACTCGGCTTGACCCTGGAAGACGCGCAAAACCTCATGGAAACCCACCTCGACAACGACGAGGCCGAGGAATCCGATGAGGAAGACCCAAAAGCACTGGATCAGATTCCCACATATCCACAGCCGCCGTTGCCCGCTGGATCAGAGTCAACCGATCCGGTGGACCTATCTCCTGGCGCGACTTCAATCGACTAACGATTGCCGATTACCAGGTTTTTGACGAACTCCTAGACACCCTCGAACAGGACTAACCATGGCGAACAAACACGCGATCACTATCGCGGTGCTGGCAGACACCAAGAACTTCGCCAAGTCCATGAAAAACCTGTCCACCGAAACCGGCCTGTCCAAGGTCGGCAACGGCGTGAAAAAGGTCGGTGGCTTTCTCAAGAAAGCCACCGGCGCTGCTGCCGGTCTTGCCGTGGCTATCGCTGCCGTGGCGATCAAGGGTGGCTTTGACCGTGCCATGAAGATCGAGGACGCCCGCGCTTCCCTCGAAGGTCTGGGCCACTCCACGAAATCCATCGACAAGATCATGGGCTCAGCCCTGGAATCGGTGAAGGGCACCGCGTTCGGTCTAGGCGATGCGGCCACTATCGCCTCGACAGCGGTGGCGGCGGGGATCAAGCCGGGGGAGAAACTGACCCGCACCCTGAAACTGACCGCGAACACCGCAGCCCTGGCCAAGGTTGGCCTGAATGAGATGGGGTCGATCCTCAACAAGGTCTGGACCGCTGGGAAGGTCTCGACCACTGAACTGAACCAGATAGCCGATCGTGGTATCCCGATCTGGACGAAACTCGCCGAGCACTACAAGGTCAACGGCACCGAGCTACGCAAGATGGTCTCAGGCGGTAAAGTCTCCGCCGAGGACTTCGCCAGCGTTCTCGAAGGCACCGTGGGCAACGCCGCCGAAGCGATGGGTAACACCACTCGTGGAGCGTGGAACAACATGCTGGCCGCGCTCAGCCGTGGTGGTGAAGCGTTCCTCAAGGGCGTATTCCCCTACTTCAAAAAGGGCTTCACCGGGATCACCGGGCTGCTGGACAAGATTGCACCACTGGCCGAAAAACTCGGTCAAACCTTTGGCCGCTGGGTCGAAGGGACCGTGATCCCCGCCCTGCAAAACCTGGGCACGTGGATCACCACAACAGTGGTGCCCGCCCTCAAAGAACTCGGCGCGTGGATCGTGTCGAACCGGGCCACCCTCGAAGAGTTGGGCGCGAAACTCACCGAGATAGGCCAAACCGTCCTGGCCGCGTTCATTGCCACCCTGCAAGCCGCTTACGCTGCCCTACAGACCACAGCGCAGTGGATCAAAAACAACCATGACTGGCTCGTGCCCCTGGTCACCGTGATTGCGTCCGCTGTGGCCGGGTACAACGCCTACATCAAAGTCATGGCGATCTGGAAGGCCGCTGTCGTCGCAGCCAAAGCCGCCCAAGTGGCCCTCAACGCCGCGATGGCCCTCAACCCTATCGGCCTGGTGATTGCAGCGGTGGCCGCACTGACCGCTGGCCTGGTGTGGTTTTTTACCAAGACCGAGACCGGCAAGCGCACCTGGGACCGTATATGGAGCGGGATTAAGTCCACGTTCCAGGGCGCTATGCGCGCTATCCAGCCCGTCCTCAAAGAGTTGAAAGCCTACTGGGACGTGATGTGGCCGCGCATGAAAGCGTTGTGGGACGCGGTAGGCCCGCCGCTGATCAACTACATTAAACGTCTGTTCTCGGTCATGGGATCGAGCGTGGGGACCGTGTTCAAAAACATGGGCGTGGTCATTAAAACGATCTGGAACCAGATCAAGAACGTGATCAAGACCGCGCTGGGTGTGATCCAGGGGATCATCAAAACCGTCACCTCGATCATGAAGGGCGACTGGAAGGGTGCCTGGGACGGCATCAAACAGATCGTCACGTCCATGACCGACGGTATCCGTAACACGTTCAAGAACCTCGCCAGTGGTATGGGTGAGATCGGGAAGAACATCATTCGCGGCCTGGTGGGTGGCCTCAAGTCTCTCGCGTCTGCGCCTGGTGAAGCGCTCTCTGCTATCGGCTCTGGTATCAAGAACAAGTTCAAGTCGATCCTGGGTATCCACTCCCCGTCCAAGGTGTTCGAAGGTTTCGGCGCGAACATCGTGCAGGGTCTCGTATCGGGTCTGGATAAGAACCGTGAGCGTGCTGGCGTGGCGATCACCAAGATAGCCAACAAGATCACGGACGCTAAGCACCTCCAAGGCAAGAGCGCTTTGGTGGAGTACGTGCGCGCCCAGGGACGCGACCTCGACGCACTGTGGAAATCACATGATGCCACGGTCAAGAAACTGGCCAAAGCCAAGGACGAACTCAAGGCTCTGCTTGATGCCCGCCGCTCCATGCGCGATCAAATCGCCTCGAGTTTGAGCGGTGCGGTCAACCTGGGATCGGTGGTGGCCAAAGACGAAGACGGCAACATAGCCAAGGGCAAGACAACCAAGAAAGATGTAGCCTCCTACGTCTCCGGTCTGGCGAAGAAAGCCAAGACCTTTGCCGCTCGCATGAAAGACCTGGTGGCTAAAGGCTGGCCTGATTCCTTGGTGCAGCATGTGGCCGGGCTGGGCTGGGATGAGGGTATCGAGGTGGCCAACGCTCTGCTGGCCAAGGGCAAGGGATCAACCGCAGCGAACGCGGCGATCAAGGCGGACTGGGCCTCTATCGAGAAGTCCTCCCTCTCGGTGGGTAAGACCGTCTCGAACTCGATGTTCTCCGTGGGTGTGGACGCTGCCCAAGGGCTGGTGGATGGGCTCAAAGCATCTGCGAAGAAGACCGAGAAGGCTGCTAAAGACCTGGCGAAGACCCTGGCGAAGTGGGTCAAAAAGGAACTGGGCATCGCGTCCCCATCCAAACTGTTTCGCCGGTTTGGGCGGTTCACCACCGAGGGCTTGGCGATCGGCTTGACTGATGAAGCCTCACGGGTAACCAAGTCCATGAAAAAGGTTACCGGTCTGGTCACAGACGGCTACAACCCCTCGCTATCTCCCACCCTGCCCAACGGGGCACAACCCCACACCGCCGGATCGGTGACCTATGAGATCACCGTGAACGCGTTGACAGCGACCGAGGAAGTAGGCCGCAAGGTGGTCGAGTCCATCAAGAAGTTCGAGCGTGCTGGGGGGCGGGTATGAAGCTCGAAATCCTTGCACCCACTCAAGGCGCGTTCGTGCTGGGACGCACCCAGTTGCCGCACACCCTGACCGCTCTGGACGGCGCGCAGGCGTGGACGGATTACACGTGTGACGGCACGGCGATCACGATCACCCGGGGTGGGGATCGTGACCCGGCCTCGACCCGTCTGGGTCCAGGGGTGCTCACTCTCACCACGCGTGCGCCCTCGCCGGTGACCGATCCGGCCCTGATGCCGGGGCGCATGGTGCGCGTCACCCAGGACGCGGTGACCGACTGGAATGAGATACACGTATCCGACCTGGCACCAGGTGATCGACCGTTCTGGATCACGAACGGTAACGGGCATTTCTTCCACGCCTCCACCTCATACACCTCACAGGGCATGGTCAGTACCTGGTATACGGACCCGCCTGGGACCGGCGTGTTCAACCCGGCCTGGTTCAACACGAGCGAGATGGGTATCCCCGCAGGCTCCATCGTTGAGGTGCAACTGCGTAACACTGGTGACCCGATCACGGTGCGCACGGTCAACGGAAACGAAACTGTGGCCGAGGACCTTACCTG